TTGATCCTTTAAAGATTAAAAAAGTTCGTAAGGTTCATAAAGAAGTTGACAAATCTTCAAAAAATCAAATGGTATCTATCATTAAAGATATCGAAGAATATTACATTTATACAAATACTGATAAAGAATCTTATGTACTTACTGGTCCACAAGGTCTTCATTTATCGTTAGACAGTGTTGTATATGTTCCATCTGGATTGGTTGATTTAAATAGCAAACGTGTTTTAGGTTATTTACATAAAGCAATTCGTCCACTAAACATGTTGCGTCAAATGGAAGATGCCTTGTTGGTTTATAGAATTGCTCGTGCACCAGAACGTCGTATTTTTTACGTAGACGTTGGTCAGTTACCAAAACAAAAAGCTGAACAGTACATGCGCGACATGATGAGCCGTTTCCGCACACGCCTTACTTATAATCAAGATACCGGTGAAGTAAGAGATGAGCGTAAGCACATGTCTGTACTGGAAGATTACTGGTTACCTCGCCGTGAAGGTTCACGTGGTACAGAAATTACTACGCTTCCTGGAGCCCAATCTCTTTCACAAATTGAAGATGCAGAATACTTCAAAAAGAAACTATATGGTTGCTTAAACGTTCCAATGAGTCGTTTGCAACCAGAAACAAATGGTTTCAACATGGGTAGATCTACAGAAATATCTCGTGAAGAAATTAAATTCTATAAGTTTATTGATCGTCTTCGTTTTCAATTCTCAAGGTTATTCCTTGATACATTAAGAGTTCAGTTGTTGCTTAAAGGTGTAATGACGGATGAAGACTGGCGACATTTAAAGAATGACATCAATGTTATTTTTACTACTGATAATTATTTCTGGGATTTAAAAGAAGCAGAAATACTTGCAGAACGTGTTAAAATGTTGTCGTATGTTGAACCCTATGTTGGTAAATATTTCTCAACAGAATACATTAAACGAAATATATTGCGATACACTCCTGAAGAACTCAAAGGTCTTGAGAAAGAAATGGCAATTGATCGTCAACGTATTGCACAGGAACAGGCTGCTATGGCTGCACAACAAGCAGCACAAGGAATGTCAGCCGAGGACGCAGGACAACAACAATGATACCTACCACAAAATTATTACTAAAACACGGAGTTAGAAGTCTATTAGCCGAAAACAATAATTTTTTTAAACAAAATATTATTCAAACTCTGGCTATAAAATTAGATAAAACCGTAAAAGAGTCCAAAAGTTTAGTAGAACGTAAGTTATTTTCTAGAGTTACTAACACTGAAAATACCAGAGAACTAAAAGAATTTATAGACTTTATTAATGATTTTAAGGGTGGGGTTTATAACTTTAAAAATGGTTCAAGTATAAATATTACTGAATCTGAAATCCATAGTTTGAAACAATTGTTTGAATCTTTGAATCCACAAAATAGACAAAAAATGATTTCAGAAATATTTGAAGACGGAATTAAATTCAAAGAGCACATCAATTTTTCACAGAAGGTAACGAAACTATTATGAAAAACAACGTTCGGCAAATGCTAAAAAATATCGTAGAAGAAAATGCTGTTGCTTTTAAAGAACAAACTGGTAAAGTTTTGTTTGGAAAAGCTGCACAACGTTTAGAAGAACAATACAAGAACGTAGCAAAAGCTATTTTAAAGCCAAAGACTAAACAATGAAATTAATTACGGAAATAACTGAAGACATCAAGTACGTTAAGGAAAATCTCGGAAACGGCGAGAAGACCTACTTTATTGAAGGTGTTTTCATGCAATCTGATACTAAAAACCGAAATGGTCGTATATACCCACAAAACACTTTGCTCAAAGAGTGCAAACGGTATATCACTGAATATGTTGCAAAGGGAAGAGCAATGGGTGAACTTAACCACCCAACTGGTCCTACTGTAAATTTGGATAGAGTTTCACACATTGTAAAAGAACTGTACGAAGACGGCAAAAACGTCTATGGCAAAGCTAAAGTTCTTGATACTCCAATGGGCAAGATTGTAAAGAATCTCATTGATGAAGGTGCACAACTTGGCGTATCCACTCGTGGTATGGGTTCTTTAAAATCCAAGAATGGTTACCAAGAAGTTCAAGAAGACTTTATGTTAGCCGCTATTGACATCGTTGCTGATCCATCTGCTCCAAATGCATTTGTAAATGGAATCATGGAAGGTCGCGAATGGATGTTTGTGCATGGTAGTTGGCAAGAAAGAGAACACTCTGCTGCTAAAAAATTAATTCATGAATCTTCAAAGAGAAATTTAAACAAAAATATCGTTAAAGTATTTAACGATTACTTTCGCAAATTATCATGAAATCAACACTCTCAGTTAAAACTCAAAATTACTTGATAGAATCTTTAAACAAAAGAATTACTTGTAATTTGGATCGTGAATTTCTAGAAGCATTTATTTTAACTGAGGCTGTACCTCCCACTGGATCTGGTGGTGGTACTGGAATTACTCCAATAACAAGTGGATCTACTGGATCTGCTGCTCTTCCAGTTCCCGGAGTTAAAGTTAGAAAAACTGGTATAGGATCAAAGTCTACTTTGTTTGGTGATTCAGGTATTAACATGACTGGTGCAATGGGTATGTATGGAGCAGGCAAAGTATTGGGTGATCTTGCTGGCGCGGCTAGAGCAACAGGTGGATTACTTGGTAAAATGCTTCCAAGAGCTGTAACTGATTTACCAATAATTGGAACTGCAGCCAAATTTGCAGCTGGATTGCCTGGAGATTTAGCAGCAGGTATGTTGAATAATCTTGCTGATTTAAGTGGTGCAAATTACTTTGATGCAAATGTTAAAAAAATGGGTATCAATCAAGTTGCACTCGCCGCACAGGGAGCTGGAAAACCTTGGGTTCCACTTGAAATTCCACAAAGTGCTTCTGCAGATGAAGAATCTCCAATAGCTAAAGCAATCAAAGCAGCTAAAGAAGCAGAAGAAGCAAAACGGTTATCGGCTCTAGGATATAAATTACCTGGTTACCCGTAAAGTTAATAAATATATAAATAATTTACAAGGATTCCTTTCACATGAAAAACAAGAAAAATAATATGATTTCTGAAGCAAACTCTACCGGTATGGCAAGTGGCTATTCACAAAGTGCCGGAGGTGGTGTAAATGATGCACTTGGTGGCTCTGATATGATTGCCCAACCAGTCATCAATGCAATGCCTGCTACCTTTGGTGGTATGGGTAAGCCAGGAGTTCCAGCTACAATGTCAGCCTCCGCTGGTATGCGTGCAGCCCCAACACAATCTTCTGATGAAGATTCAGATGAAGAAGAAATGGAAGAAGGTGGCGAAGACGAACCAGTCGAAACCACTGAAGAAACTAGAGCACAATTCCATGATGCTTTGATTTCTCTTTTAGGCGAAGATGTTCCTGCTTCTTTGGTCAATCAACTAGATGCAATCTTTGAAGCCGCAGTTTCAGACCGCGTAGAAAGAAAAGTAGCATCTATCGTTGAAGAAGTTGATGAAAACGTTAAGAACTATCTTGATACCGTAACCGAATCTCTTGTTGAGAAGGTTGACGATTATCTAGACTATGTTGTCGAAGAATGGATGACAGACAATGCTGTCGCCGTTGAACAAGGCATCAAGACTCAAATTGCCGAAAACTTTATCGGTGGTCTGAAGAATCTTTTTGAGAATCATTACATTGATGTCCCTTCAGAGAAGTACAACGTTCTAGATGAACTTTATGCTCAAAATAGAGACTTAGAAAACAAACTCAATGAATCCGTTAAGTACACCATGGATCTTCGCAAGGAAGTATCGCTAACCGAATGCGCTGGCATCTTTGTTGCCGAGACCCGCGATTTGGCAGATACTCAAATTTCTAAGCTTCAAAATTTAATGGAAAACGTAAACTTCACTACACCAGAAGAATATCGCGAAAAGCTCGTTGCTATTCGTGAGAATTACATGAATCGTCGCCCAGCTCCAGTTCGTCAAGCTGATCCTGAGCAAACGTTCTCATCCGTAAAACAAGCTCCAACAACACTAGTCGAAAGCTACATTGGAGCACTAGGTAGACTTAACAAAAGAGTCTAATATTTCACTTTACTAAATAATTTAACTCATTAGGAGAATTAACTACTATGCAATTTCAAGAAAACACACCGTATGATATTTTAACAGAAAAATGGAATCCAGTCCTCAATCACGAGGCTCTTCCTGCAATTAAGGATGATTATCGTAAAAAGGTTACTGCTGTTCTTTTAGAGAACCAAGAGCAGTCCATTCGTCAACAGCACCTCTATGAAGATATGGGTGGCAACAATAACCTTGGTGGTCCATCCACCTCATCTGGTTACAACACTGGTCAAGTTTCCGGTTACGACCCAGTACTCATTTCATTGATTCGTCGTGCTATGCCGAATCTAATGGCATACGATATCTGTGGCGTTCAACCAATGACCGCTCCAACAGGCCTAATTTTTGCCATGCGCTCTAATTATGGCGGATCTGGTGCAGGTGGTTCATATGGTAGCAATGCTTATACTGAAGCTATGTTCCAAGAGCCACAAGCACAATTCGGTGGTTCGGGTTGGACTCTCGGTGCCTTCGGTGGTATCACCGCTGGATCGGGTCTTTCTTCAGGTTGGAATGCTGCTGCAGGTGTAACTTCAACCGCTGCTCAACTTGCTTCTTTACGTGGTATCCTCACCAATTATGGTGAAGGTATTGGTAGTGCTGGTGGTGCAGGTGGTGCACAATATGCATCTTGGAACCAAATGAACTTCAGCATTGACCGTGTTGCAGTACAAGCCAAGACTCGTGCACTAAGCAGTAATTACACTGTCGAACTTGCACAAGACCTTAAGGCCGTTCACGGTCTTGATGCCGAAGCAGAGTTGGCCAATCTTCTCAGCACAGAAATTCTTGCCGAAATCAATCGTGAAATCGTCAGGACCATTTACTATGTTGCTAGAGCTGGTTCACAACAAAATGACCTTGTAACAAAGGGTGTATACGATCTAGATAACGACTCTGATGGTCGTTGGTCTGCTGAACGTTTCCGTGGTCTCAGTTTCCAAATCGAACGTGAATGCAATGCAATCGCTAAGGAAACCCGCCGTGGTAAGGGTAACTTCATCATCTGTGACAGCGATACTGCTGCTGCTCTAGCCATGTCTGGCTTCATGAGCCTCAGCCCTGGTATTGCTCCACAAATGAGTGCTGATGATACTCAAAGCACCTTTGCTGGTGTTCTGAGTGGTAAGATCCGCGTCTATATCGATCCATATTCACCACTAGGTGTCAACTTCTTCGTTGCTGGCTATAAGGGTGAATCTCCATACGATGCTGGTCTGTTCTACTGCCCATACGTTCCGCTACAAATGGTACGTGCAGTCGATCCTAACACTTTCCAACCACGTATTGCGTTCAAGACTCGTTATGGTGTTGTAGCCAACCCATTTGTTATCAATAGTAACAAGATTCCTGACGGCGAGACATTGACTGCTGGTTTGAACCAATACTACCGCTTGACCAACGTTACCCATCTACATGGTAACACCATCTGATCAAACGGAAAGTAAGTAATTAAAACTTCAAGACCTCCCCAGAAATGGGGAGGTCTTTGTTTTTAAATAAATAATATTATGAGCTGCACAACAAATTTAAATCCACTATACAATAGTTACTTTAATTTATTTTTTGGAAGAGGAACTAAACAATTTGAATTAAATTGCCAAAAAGCAAATTTACCAGGTTGTACAATTCCAGAAGTAAATCAACCAACTACTTTAGGTACAACAATTCCTATTCCAACAATGCAGTTCAACTACGAAACTTTAAATGTAGAATTTATAGTTGATTCAAATTTGGAAAATTGGCAAAGTATTTATTCTTGGATGCGAAATTTAGCAAACATAGAAAATGATACTGACTATAATGCCGATTACCAAGATTGGCATCATGAAGCAAATTTAATAATTTACAGTGCTTCTACTAATTGCCCAGTAACAAAAGTAACATTTAATTATATTGTTCCCAGTAAACTGAGTGGGTTGGTTTTTCAATCCGATAGTTCGGATGCAATCATACAAAAAGCAACATGTCAGTTTAAATTTGCTTATTATGATTTCTGCCCAGATGTACCAGAAAATTTAAACAATATGCTTTAAATATAATCTTCTGGATTATCTGACCAGCTTTCAGCCGAATTTGGGCTGCTATCTGGATTAAATGGTAGTTTTTTAGTTTCAGGATTCATTGTACGGCGTTTTACAGGCTTAGGTGGCTTCGGAGCCTCCTCAACCAACAGATCCTCTACAGAGGGTTCCTGCTGCTCAGATTCTTCTATTTCTTCTAATTCATCATCCAATATGACCTCTGACCCCTCAAAACTATCAATCATGTCATTTACAAAATTTACAAAATCTTCATTATTAAAAAGCTCATTTAGCATCATAAGTCCAGCTTGTGGGTTAGATACACCTTCACCCAGTGTACTGGTTCTAATTGATTCTGGATCTGTTTTCATAGCTTCAGAAAATGTTTGATACATAATTAACATATCTGGAATTGGATCACCAATAAACATGATTGCATTTTTATTTAAAACAATTTCACTATTTATTACACTTGCTGCATAATTTGTTAATTTAACATATTCAATTAATAATCCATTTTCATCTTTTGAATATGCTGTTTCAACTTTTGCTGGAAGTATCATTGAAATATGGTTTGTACAAACATCTTGAACTATTCCTAATAGTTCTTCGCCATTAATAAGCTTTACTACTCGTACATTACCATCACAGGGAGTTTCTTGTGCTTCGTCAGACATAGTAACCCTCCTAATTTATTTATCATCGCTAGGTAGTGGCATAGACATTATTCTGTAATCAAATTTTTCTTTTTTATAAATTTTGATTCGTTCTTCAAAATGTCTATAAACATGGTTCTTGTATGACATGTAACAAAGATCATCAACAATATCATAAACTTTCAAAGTTTTCTTTTTAGCAGATGTCCTTAAACCTCTGCCAATACTTTGTAGTAAACGAATTACAGATTTCGTAGGAGAGGCAAGGATAATATTATCAATGTTGACAATGTTAATGCCAGTACTAGTAGTACCGTAACTCGCAACCAATATGGCATTAGTTTGTGTATCCACGATACGGCGAATTGATTCTCTTGCTTCACCTTCTGTTTTTCCGTGAATAAGATATACTTTCTTATCCGTTCCTGCTGCCTCAATGAGAGAGTGGAGAGGTTTCCCGTGTCCTTCGACATAGTTGAAGAGGATGAGGGTGTTGCCTTTGGTATGAATTGCGAGTTCTTTGACAAATTCATTCCTCCTACTATTACTTATTATAGTCTTGATTTCATCAGGATATTTTTGCTTCTTCATATCCTGTTTCTCTTGGTCTGTATATTTTAATACAATACAGTCAACAGCAAGAGTAGCAAGCAACCCTTTGTTCATTAGGCTCTTTGTCTGAATAAATTGAATGGCTGGACCTAGGATACCTTCTATACTGAGTCGATGTGCTTCTGTTTGATCTAGTGTACCCGTAGTACCGATACGAAACCATGCCTTGGTAAGCTTCTGTCCAATCATATTGATTGATTCTGATTTGGCTTGATGACACTCATCAAAAAAGATAGCATCAAATTGATCAAACCATTCTTTTGGCAACTTATATATTGATTGCCATGTAGAGACTACTATCTGCTTATTAGTATCTTTATCTAAACCAGCACTAATTTTATGAATATATTTTCTTGATAGCCAAGAAGGATCTGTCTTTGAATAATCAAAGAAGTCTGTTTCCATCTGTGTAACCAGCCCCACCGTTGGAACCAAAACTAAAATCTTTCTGTCTGATTTTATTACGGAGAGTAGATAGCGGAGCAAGACGTAGATTATTAAACTTTTTCCAGAACCTGTCGGAGATACTATTACACACCGGTGAGCGTTGATAGCGTGCAGAATTGCTTGGCTTTGGTGGGGGTGCATTTTGACCCGCTGTTTCTTTACAGAAACTTTTAGTGTCTCGTAGAAGTCCAGAAGTTTCTCCTCCGTTATGCATAGGGGATTCCTGCTCTCTTTAATATTTAAAGTGTATTGGCGGTCTTTACAAAACTTATCAAGATAAGTTTTTAAACCACGAGGAAGAGTAGATGTAAGGATATCATATAACCGGATCTTTCCATCCCATATACGCCGTTTGAACATAGGCATGTACTGGGCACCAGGTACCATGAACGAGAAATAATCTCGTAATTCTTGCTTGATTCCTTTTTCTGTTTTGACGTAGTAACGAACTTCATCTACAGATTCGACTTCAATATCCACATAATATTTATACTATGCCATTCATCATTTTTTGCCAGTCAATGGCAGACTTGATGTTGAAGTTTCGATTATTAATGGCTTTTAAAAATTCTTCCACCATTTTTACCTTAATCTCATTAACAGCCACCCTAGACTTTAAGTCTACCATCTTTGGATCACCGTCAATAAACTTTTCTACATCAGTCTTAAGTAGATCCAAATCAAATGGTTCTTCTCCCCATGCTTCTAATTCTTCTTTTGAAGCCTTACCAGTCAAAATTTTCCATTTACGCAATCTTTGAATTGCATAATCATTCTGATGCTTGGTCAAAAGCAATTTAAAGTCTGTAAGCATATTAAGATACTTGGCGTGTATTTGAGGTATCTTAAGAGCCTCTACACCTAATTCTGTAGAGTCTATTTGGGAATCTTTAGTAATATTATTCTTAAGGTCTTCTAAATTCATTTGATAAAGTATAATGTACTTTAGAAAAAAGTCAACTAAATAACTTGACATCTTTATATGATGTATTATATTTATTGTGAGGTCTTATGATTATTGATTTACGTGAAATTCCAGTCGTATGGATTAATTTAGATTCTGCAACAAAAAATGCAGAAATCATGAAACAAAGATTTGAAAAATATGAGTTTAAAAATACTCATAGAAAATCTGGTTTAGTTATTCCTTCACCACCGAACACAGACATATCTATTGCACATTATAGGGGTTGTGGGCAATCTCATATCGATATATTGGAAGATATAAGATATTCATCACCACTTCTAGTTTTAGAAGATGATATTGAGTTTATGGAAAATTTTAATCCTATTATTGAAATTCCAGATGATTCTGATGGAGTATATTTGGGAATTTCGCATGGTAATATGCATTATAATACTAATCAACTTCATGAAAATTATTTACGAATTGGTGGGATTTTAGCTGCACATGCTATTTTATATGTTACCCCACTATTTCGGCAACAGATGGCTGCGGTTGGTCGGCATTGTTTATATACATTAGATAAACCATGGGACATCGGTACAGCCGCAATACAATACCAGTATAAAGTTTATACACCAAATGTTCCACTTATATATCAATCTAATGATCGTGATAGTGCCAATAAATGGCAATCATTGACTGACAAACCTTTACACAATAGGAATTTTATTTTTCAATGATAACATTTAACATGTTAGGAAAATATGGTAGAATGGGAAACCAAATGTTTCAATATGCAACATTATTTTCTATTGCTAAAACTCGTGGATATGAATTTGGTATTCCTTATAAGACAAAATCTGATAATTCATATTTAAATTTGTATTTAGATAGTGCTTTTTTAAATTTGACTGCAAAAGATAGCTCAGGAATTAAAAATATTCATAGAGCTCAAGAACGTAATTTTACATATAATGCAGGTATATTTGGTATTGCAGATAATACAGATATAATTGGATATTTTCAAAGTGAAAAATATTTTATTGATTATAGACAAGATTTATTAAAAGAATTTGAATTTACTGCAGAAATAAAAAATAAAGCAGACACAATAAGACAAATTGGTAAAAAATTAGCAGTCTCATTGCATATACGGTTAGGTGATTATTTAAATTTGCCAGATAATCATCCAGTATGTACGATGGAATATTACCAGGAGGCTTTAAATAAAATTCCAGATAATGCTTTTCTTTTTATTATTAGTGATGATAATGAAAAAGCAGCAGAACTTTTTAAAGATTTAAAAAGACCTTTTTGTATTCCCGATACAAAAAATGAAAATATTGATATGTGTTTAATGACTATGTGTGATTATCATATAATTGCAAATAGTTCATTTAGTTGGTGGGGAGCATGGTTGAGTGAAAGTAAACAAGTTATTGCTCCTAGTAAATGGTTCGGTGCAGAACCAAATATGCCAAAAAATTGGTCAGATATTTATTGCAAAGATTGGATTATAATATAATGCTATTTGATATTACAAAATATATTACAAAACCTATATCTGGAATTATTCAGATTGGTGCACATCATGGAAATGAGTACGAAACATTAAAAAAATTATCTGAAAATATTTTAATGTTTGAACCACAAAAAGAAGTATATAACAAACTTTTTAATAAACTTGGTTCAATGCCAAATCTTACTATTGAGAATAAAGCCTTAGGGTCTTCTAGTGGTATTATGACTATGCATACAGAACAAGTAAACGATGGTCAATCTAGTTCACTACTTGAACCACAATTACACTGTGTGCAATATCCTGGAATAAAATTTACTGGAACAGAACAGGTAGAGGTTATCACATTAAATGAATATTTTACTAATAAATCATTTAATTATACTTTACTGACATTGGATGTACAGGGATATGAATTAGAAGTATTAAAAGGATCTACAGACATACTACTTAAAGTAGATTATATTTTATGCGAAGTAAATCGTGCAGAATTATATAAAAATTGTCCTATGGTAGAAGAAATAGATTCTTTTTTAAATAATTATGGGTTTAAAAGAGAAGTTACTGCGTGGGATGGATATACTTGGGGTGATGCCTTGTATATAAAAGCTTATTAAAATGATAAAAATTTCTTCATTTGGTAGTCCATTTACACATGCACCATCATCATGTGGATATTTGAATCCAACTAAGTTTGTATGGGTACACAATAATAAAACTGATTCGGGTATTGAGGTGTATCAAGACTATGATATTCTTGGAGGAATATCTAGTACTTCTATTAATAAATTTTTATGGTTATGTGAATCTAAAAGTATATCTTATAAGCAGTATGAATTTATTAAAAATAATTATAGAGATTTAAAAGGTGTTTATAAAAAAATCTTTATTCATGATAGGGATTATTTGTTACTAGATGATATTTTTGAATACATACCTCCAGCCTCAAATCAGACTTGGGTTATAGATAAACAAATACATAAAAAAAATAAATTAATTTCTATGATTTCTTCTGGTAAAACCATAACAGAGGGACATAATTTTAGAAATAAAAAAATGGAAGAATTTAAATCAAAAAATTACCTAATAGATTATTATGGTAGATTGTTTAATCCATTTATAAAAAAAGAAGACGTATTAAATGATTATTACTATTCTATAGTAATAGAAAATGGAAAATATTCTACCTATTACACAGAAAAAATTATGGATTGCTTTGCTACAGGTACAATACCAATTTATTATGGTGCTCCTGATATAGATACCATATTCAATAAAGATGGGATTATAATATTAGATGATAATTTTGATATTAATAAACTATCTCCAGAATACTATTGGTCAAAAATGGATGCTATTAAAGAGAACTATGAACTGTGTTTAAATCATAAAATTGCTGATGACTGTCTTTTTGAACAAATAGAAAAAGAAATATACAATGATACCTAAAATTTATAATGCTGAACATTTATTGAAGCCAGAATTAATGGATTTTGATCGATCCGTTGAAATACATGTAACACGATTTTTAAAGAATAATAACCCCCAACATATATTAAAAAATTATTCTAATAGTATTGATAATACATTTATTATAGATGCTGAGTATCCCAATACTTCACCTAGTTTTAAAGTGTATGTTGATTCTAGCGAACCCAAAGTATGTTATATGAAAGAAATAGATAATGATATTATACTATTTTCTTCTTTTTATGATTTGATACTAACATCTAATCAAGATCTTTTAAAATTATTACCTAATTCTAAATTATTTTTATATGGGACAACATGGTTAAATAAACATCTTGGTGATACAACTTATTTGGGTTATATTGATGATAATTTTGATGGATTTTCTATCGTAAAAGATAATACTATTAGTTTTTTAATAACAAATAAAAGTCAACGTGCATTAGAAATGGTTGAGGGTTACAGATTAAGAAAAAAAATCTGGAACCTTAAACAAAATATTAATATGAAATCATTATTTTACTATAGTAATACTCATTTACAGTGGAAGTTACATGATGAACATGATGGTATCTTACCAAATGATGATAAAATGGAATTATTTAAATCAAAATTTTCTATAATAATAGAAAATTCTCAAGAAAAAAATTATTTTAGTGAAAAATTAATAGATTGTTTAATTACCAAAACTGTACCTATATACTGGGGATGTCCAAATATAGGTGATTATTTTGATTTAGATGGTTTTATTATCTTTGAGAATGAAAATGACTTTTTGAATAAAATAAATTCTATTGATTTGAAATCCTATTATTTGGATAAACAAGTAGTTATAGAACATAATTTTAATGAAGCAAAAAAATACGCTATCAACTACTCAAAAAGACTAGAAACTATCATAAAGGAAAATTTAAATGTCTAACATAGATAATAAAAAAATTATATTCCATAATATGGGTCATTATGGCGATATTCATTATTCAAGAGAATTTATAAAAGATATTATAATAAAAATTAATGCTACTGCTCCATATACATATTCAACTAATTGTAATAAAAAAATATTTCAAGATATTAATGAAATAGAATTTTCAGATTACAACTTGTATCATTGTATGGAACATGAATTATTGGTTGATCAAACCAATGTATTAATTAATACATGGATAGGTTCATCAGAGAGAAAATATTTATTTAATGGTGGATGTTGTTTAAATGGAAATTATCAAAAATATACAAATATGTATGAATTATTGAATATAAAAATAGAGAGTCCATTTTTTTATGTTCCTGAGATAAATTTTAATTTATATAATACTAAATCCATTGATACTTTTATTGCAGAAAATTTACATATAAAAAAAATACTAGTTTGTAATGGAAATGTTCTTTCTGGTCAATCTATAAATTTTGATATGAATATAATAATTGATAGATTAGCAAAAAAATACACAAATTGTATGTTTTTATTAACTGATAATTCTAATAAAATAATATTAGAAAATATTAAATATACTTCTGATATCATTCAAAGCACTGGTAATGATTTAAATGAAATCTCATATCTTTCTACCCACTGTGATATTATAGTTGGTAGAGGTAGTGGACCATATTGTTGTTGTTTTACAAAAACAAATTTATTAAATGCAAATAAAAAACTTATAGGATTTACCAAACTTTATGAAGATGCACATTGGATAGATATGAAAGAACATAATCTACTTGGTGCAGAACAAATATGGTCAAATAATTTTGCTTTTGATTCTATGTATGATATAATAGAACAAGAAATCAAAAAATTTTTATGAATTTAGTTATAGGAAATACATCTCAATTAGCTCATTATTTTCCTACCGATATGGTAAAGATATCTTCTCGAAATATTGAATCCAATATATTTGATACTACTTGGGATTCTGTATATTTGTGTTTTGCAGAACAAAAAACTTATAAAAATAATGATGATTCCTTTTATAAAATAAATGTAGATTATACCAAAAGTATAATAAAAAAACTAAAAGCCAATCATATAATATATTTTTCAACAGCTGAACTTTGGAATAATTGTAATGGAGCAATAAGCCTAGATACGCCAATTAATTATCATTATTCTGATTACATTTTTTCTAAAGAAAATATCACAGCATACTTGAAAACACATTACAGTAATGTAAGAATTATGTATCCTTTTAATTTTAATTCAATATATAGACTACCTCCATTTCTTTTTGGAAAAATTATAGACTCAATAAGATTTAAAAATAAAATAGAAATAGGAGATACACATTTTTATAGAGAATTACTACATCCTAGTTTTGTTGTAAACCAAGCACTAACTCAAAAAACAGATTCTATTATAGGTACAGGTAATACAATTTTTATAAACAGTTTTATTAAAAAATTATATAATAATTTTGGAATGAACTATAATGATTATGTTACTGAAAATATAGATAAAGAATCCATTTATAGAAAAAATGTATTTTACAATAAAACAAAAATTGATTGGACGGAAAGTCAGCTATTAGATATACTAACCAAAGAAATGAATAACACACTATGAGAACTGCAATTGAAATCGAAAACATCATAAAAGAAACAGTACAAAAAACATTATTGAGTCAGTCTCTTCCTGAATTACCAAATGAATATGTATTTACTGATAATTTGGGAGAAGTTATAGAAAAACTTTGTATTTTACATATAAGAACGTGGTTTTTAGAAGATATGGCTGGTGTAGCAAAAACAGATGAAGAATTGGCAAATATTAAAAGAAAAATTGATATTTGTTTTAAACAAAAACGTCCGACATATATACAGGCAATAAATACAATGATCGATCAGTGCATTTTAAATGAAAAATCACTTTTAGAAAATTCTGTTAAAATTTATAAAGGTATAAGTGATGAATCTTCCAATCAAATTAGTTAAAGATACTATTAGAAATAATGAAATAGATGATTTGTGTCTATGGTTAAAAACCTACCCACAACTAACAAAAGGAAAATTAACAGAAGAATTTGAAGAGGCTTGGTCTAAGTGGCTAGGTGTCAAATACTCTGTTTTTGTTAATTCTGGTTCTTCAGCCAATTTAGCAATGTTTCAGGCGTTAAAAGTCTCAAACAAATTAAAAAATAATAAAATTGTTGCTCCGTGTGTTTCCTGGGTAACGACGATTACACCTATAATGCAATTAGGTATGGAATTAATTCTTTGTGATACCGATAAAGAAACTTTAGGTTTAGATCCAAATCATTTAGAAGAGATATGCAAAAAAGAAAATCCTTCTTGTGTTATTTTAGTTCATGTTTTAGGTTTTCCAAATAAAATGAAAGAGATTGTTGAAATTTGTGAAAAATATGATGTGATCTTAATAGAAGATTCGTGTGAAAGTGTTGGATCAATGTATGGTGATAAAAAAACTGGAACATTTGGTTTAATGTCTTCTTTTTCAACGTACTATGGTCATCATTTTTCAACCATAGAAGGTGGTTTAGTTTCTACAAATGATTTTGAAACGTATGAAATTTTAAAATCAATACGATCTCATGGATGGAGTCGTGATTTGTGTAAAGAAACACAAAATAACTTAAAAGAAAAATTTGATGTAGATGATTTTACAAATCTTTATACTTTTTATTATCCTGGTTTTAATTTAAGATCAACAGATCTTCAGGCTTATATAGGTCTATCACAGTTAAAAACATTAGAAGAAAAAAATCAAAAACGATATTCTAATTTTTTAAGATATCACAAAAATATTTCTAACTCATATTGGAAAATTGATTTTTCAAATTTTATAAGCAATTTTGCTTACCCTATAATACATCTAAATAAAAATTTAATAGTAAAAGATTTAAATAAAAATAATGTAGAATGTCGTCCATTGGTTTGTGGATCTATGTCAAGACAGCCATTTTATTATACAGTGTATGGTAAAAAAACATATCCTTTTTCTGATATTATTCATGATAATGGATTATATTTACCTAATAATCCGGATATGACTGATGAAGAAATAGATTATATTTGTAATATTGTTAACAGGAATATAAATTAATATGAAAACAGCTTTAATTATCGGTGCAAATGGTCAAGATGCTTCTTATCTTGCTGAGTTTTTAATTAAAAAAAATTACACAGTTCACGGAACAATCAGAAGAAATTCTGTACCAGAATCTCAAACAACGCGTATTCAACATTTGCATGATGAAGATTTAATTACTCTACATTATGCAGATTTAACGGATCCAATTAGTATTGAAACTGTTATTAATAAACTACAACCAAATGAAATATATCATTTGGCAGCACAATCACATGTTCAAATTTCTTTTGATCTACCACAATATACTTTAGATGTAAATGGCGGTGGTACATTAGCTGTTTTAGAAGCAGTAAGACGTTTTTCACCACATTCTAAAGTTTATCATGCAGCAACATCAGAAATGTTTGGCAATTCAGTAGATAGTGATGGCTTTCAACGAGAGACCACACCACTCGTACCCGTAAGTCCATATGGTTGTTCTAAATTATATGCACATACTCTTTGTCGTAACTATTCACAGTCATACGGACTTTTTATTAGTTCTGGTATTCTTTTTAATCACGAATCTCCTCGTAGAGGAATTAACTTTGTTACTAATAAAGTTGCATTAGAAGCAGCAAAAATTAAACTAGGATTGTCAAAAAAGTTATTTTTAGGAAATCTTGATGCTAAACGTGATTGGGGTCACGCAAAAGATTATATTGAGGGAATGTGGATGATGTTACAAGAAGATGTTGCTGACAATTATGTTTTAGCAACTGGAGAAACCAGATCAGTTAGAGAAATGGTTAATTATGTTTTTGATCGTGTTAATTTGGATGTTAATCTATACGTAGACAATGCACAAAAATATCATCGTCCAGAAGAATTGCATTACCTTAGAGGTGATTCTACCAAAGCCAAAATAAAGTTAGGATGGAGTCCTAAAATTACTTTTAATGATATGATGGATGAAATGGTAGATTATTGGTTAGATAAATTAAAAAATAAAGCTTGATTAGTCTTTATAATGTAGTAAAGTATTAATGTGAAAAACCCATCCAAGAAAAAAAAAGCATCAGATGCAGATTACGTAAGTAATTCTGATTTATATAATGCTTTAGTTGATTATCGTAAAAAGTCAAATGATGCTGAAAATGCAGGTCGTAAGAAACCCAAACTTCCAGATTTCATAGGCGAATGTGTACTTAAAATAGCATCAAGATTATCATATAGACCAAATTTTGCAAACTATCCATATAGAGAAGAAATGGTATCAGATGCAGTATTAAATTGCATAACATATATTGGAAATTTTGATCCAGCAAAGTCCAGCAGCCCTTTTGGTTATTTGACCCAAATCTGCTGGTTTTCTTTTGTTCGTATAATAAACAAAGAAAAGAAAGAAAAATATGTTCAATATAAATTTGCTGAACAGAAAAATGACAAAGACTTTCATAATTGGTTTAATGAAACTTATGCTGGTATTGATATTGGTAGAAGAGATTTCTTTGGTTTAACAGATCTTGACATGGTACGTTTTGATGATATGTTAAATCCGCCTAAACAACTTAAAGTAAAAAAGAAAAGAAAAAGTAAAAAAGACGTATTAGATATATGAAAGCAGTTATTCTTAACGATACCCACTTTGGGTATAAAGCAGATTCCCCAATAGTCTTGGAATACTTCATGTCCTTCTTTGAGGGACAGTTATTTCCATATATTAGAGACAACGACATCAAGACCATCTTTCACCTAGGTGATGTCTTTGATCGTAGAAAATATATTAATTTTAAGACTCTTCAACAGGTTCGTACAAGGTTCTTTGAACCACTACAAGAACTTGGCGTAAAGTGTATTGCCATATGTGGTAATCATGATACCTATTATAAGAATAACAACACCGTAAATTCTTTACAAGAAATTGCACAACAATATTCAAACTGGGAGATTCATTCAGAACCAACAGAGATTCAAACATCTGCTGGTTGTGTGGCGTTATTGCCTTGGATCAACCCAGAGAATGAGATTCAGTCAGCGGAGTTTATTACTAACACAACATGCTCTCTATTATTAGGACATTTAGAGTTGTGTGGTTTTCAGAGTATTCGTGGTATATTTATTGAGCATGGCTATGACCCAAAACATTTTGACAAATTTGAATATGTTCTTACTGGGCATTATCATATTAAATCTAGCCGGGATAATATACATTACCTGGGATCTCAGTACCAAATGGCTTTCTCGGACGTTTGGGAAGCCAAAGGGTTTCATGTATTTGATTTTGCAGCAAGAACGCTTGAATTTATTGAGAATCCAAAAAAGCTTTTCTATACGTTTGACTACGATGAAACCAACCCAGAAAAATTAGAATACTCAAAGTTTAAAGATACTTATGTTAAGATTTTTATTAAGAACCGAACTAAAGGTCCTGCCTTTGAAAAGTACTTGGACAAGTTCTATGAAGCAGGAGTAGCAGAGTTAGCCGTTACAGAAGATGTAACAGCAAACCCTGATATAGTGGCTGTTGACATTCATAAAGATACGCTACAGTTACTTCATGAAGAGATTGATACGGTTACAGAAAAATCAATTAATAAAAATGTGCTTGCTGATATTATAAACTCAGCATATAATGCCGCAATGTCAAAGGATGAAGATTGATAGATTTTCTAACAGTTCGTTTTAAAAACTTTGGTTCCTTTGGTAATAATTTTTCTGAGATCAAACTCGACAATTATAAAACCACTTTAGTCACAGGTACTAATGGAAACGGAAAGTCTTTTGCTTTATTAGACTCTCTGTGCTTTGGTTTGTTTGGCAAACCATTTAGACCAATTAATATTCCACAACTAGTTAATACAGTTAATGCTAAACATTGTGTTGTCGAAATTGAATTTAAGAAATCCAATTGTCATTTTCTAGTTCGTCGTGGTCTTGCACCCAAACTTTTTGAGATTTATAAAGATGGAGAAATGCTTGACCAAAATGCAAAGACTAAAGACTACCAAGAAATGTTTGAAGAAAATATTCTTGGTTTTGATTACGCAGCATTCAAGCAGGTAGTTATTCTTGGTAAATCTAACTTTGTTCCTTTCATGCAATTAACTCCTGCTGAAAGACGTAAGATCATTGAAGGTCTTCTCAATCTTGATATTCTTGCTGACATGAATCTGTATGTTAAGGGACAACTATCAAGTCTTAAAATGTCTCTTGGTGAACAAGAAAGTATGTTAAAGATTGTACATGAAAAGATTAAGTCTCAAAAAGAAGTATTAGAAACAATACAAACTACAGCGGTAGAAGAGATTAAGTCTATTGAAGCATCTATTCAAGATTATACAACTAAGATTTCAGATGATACTATACTTCAGGAAAAACATGAAAAGAATCTGAAAGATGTATCTGCTAAACTTACCAAGAAGTTGACAAGCCTGAGTGCTCTAAAAGATGTTCCTGCTATGTTAACCAAGGCAGAGGTATTAGAAACAACTTTGGTTGAAGAGATTATGTCTCTTAAGGAAACTGCCTTATGTAAGTGTTGTGGTCAGAATCTACCTAAGTTTCAAAAAGAAAAACATATTCAAGATAAAGAATCTAAGTTGGAAGATTGCCGTAAAGCAATTATTATTGCCAAAAAGAAAAATGCAGAACTTTTAGAACTTCAAACTGAAATAGAAGAACTAAAGACACTCAAACAAAAACATCAGTCCGATAATAATGATATCTCATATCAGATTATTAGTAATCAATCTTCTCTTAGTTTTATGAAAAAAGAAAAGAATAAAAAATTGGTTAATGAGAGTGAGACTACACTATTACAAAAAATTAAAGATGCAGAACTAGAGAAAAAAAATGCTACTAGTCAATTGGACGCACTGATTACAAAACAAATACATCATGATATTGTCTATGATATACTCAAAGATGGCGGTCTTAAAAGTCGCATTATTGCACACTATGTTCCCATCATCAATGGACTCGTTAACAAGTTCCTCGGAAAGCTTAATCTCTATGTTGACTTCACCATCGATGAAGAGTTCAAGGAAACAATTAAGTCACGATACCGAGATGCATTCTCATATTCCTCTTTCTCTGAGGGAGAGAAACAACGTATTGACTTGGCAATTCTATTGACTTGGCGTGAAGTTGCACGAATGAAAAATAGTCTTAACTGCAACCTATTAATCTTTGATGAGATTTTAGACTCATCTCTTGATGCTGCTGGTACTGAAGCCTTTATGAAAATTTTAAATAAGATGACCAACAAATGCTCTATCTATATCATTAGTCACAAGGCAGATCAATTGGTAGATAAATTTGATCAAAGTATGCAATTTGAAAAGAAAAATAACTTTTCAAAGATAAAGACAAATATCTAAATATTTTAAATGTTTAGAGGCGAGTTTAAATTTAAATCTGCAAATGGCTCATCCCTGACCTACAATATAGGTGATGTTGTTATAAATCAAGGAAGAGCATACATTTGCAAAACAACAACAATATCAAGTCCACTACAAGAACCAAATAGTTGGTCTCTCACTGGAATAACAGAAACTTTTAAAAGTTCTGTTCCTCCTATAAAACCATCAGAAAATCAATTGTGGATGGCTGATACAGGTATATTATATATTTGGTATAAAGATCCTACAGGATTTCAATGGATTCAGATTTGACTATTTCAATACAGGAGATATACTAGGGCTATGAACGAGGAAAGTTTTCAGAAGTTTAGTAACCGAGGCAAGAATAAGCCATCAGGTTTAGGCAAGAAGCAACAGAAGAGAAGTAAGCGTGGTGATCGCCACGAACAGAAGCAGCAACTTAACGATATCGTTTATCGTAAAGAACGTGATTAATTTTTAGAAAGATTTATATATGGAAACTGTGACAAAAATGCGTCTATCAAAAGACACCTATAACATTCTCAAGAATTTTGCATCAATCAATTCAAATATTCTTATTTCACCAGGAAACGTCCTAAAGACTATCTCTCCTGGTAAGAATATTTACGTTGAGGCTACTATATCAGAAGACTTTGATGTTGATGTTCCTATTTGGGATTTGAACAAGTTTTTGGGTATTGTAAGCATGTTCTCAAACCCCGATTTAGAGTTCTACGATACCCATGTAGTGATTTCTAATGGTAGGTCAAGTGTTACATACTATTACTCAGAACCAAGCCTCCTAACGGTTCCTACTAGAGAACTGAAGATGCCAAAGACCACCATCAAGTTTGATCTTGATGAAAAGGATCTAAATGAAATTTTGAAGGCAGCAAGTATTCTACAGGTAAGTGATCTTCGTATGATGGGTAAAGATGGTTCATTTCGTATTATGGTTGACGATTCTAGCCAAAGTACAACCAATAGTTTTGAAATCATTCTTGATGAAAATTATACTGGAAAAGATTTTGAAGGTACTTTGAATGTATCTGAGATTAAGTTTATTCCCGGTTCATACACTGTGGAATTAAGTGATACTATTATCTCTAAGTTTACTCATAAGAGTCTGGAACTTGCTTACTACATCGCTATCAAGCGGGGTTAATTGTGTCTGATATTAATAGTTTGCTCTGGGTTGAAAAATATCGACCCAAGTCATTATCTGATTGTATTCTTCCTATTGATCTTACCACTATTTTTAATGGTATGATCAAGGAAGGTACAATTCCTAATATGATGCTCTACGGCAAGGCGGGTACGGGAAAGACAACCGTAGCCCGTGCTCTTGCCAATGACATCGGTGCCGAAAGTATTATTATTAACTGTTCTGAAGAGAACGGTATTGATACACTACGCACGAAGATTCGTAATTATGCCTCAACGGTTTCCCTAAGCGGAAATCTAAAGGTTGTAATTTTGGATGAGTTTGATTATGCCAACGCACAGTCAATTCAGCCTGCTCTTCGTGGAGCCATTGAAGAATTTGCAAAAAACTGCAGATTCATCATGACTTGCAATTACAAGAATCGTATCATTGAGCCATTGCACTCTCGTTGCACCGGTATTGATTTTACAGTTCCTAATGCCGAGAAGGCTGCTGTTGCATCTGCAATGATGAAGCGTGTGGAGTATATTCTTGCACAAGAGAAGATTCCGTATGAGAAAACAGTAATTGTAAACCTTGTTAAGAAGCATTTTCCTGATCTTCGCCGTATTATCAATGAACTACAGAGATATGCATCTGCAGGTAGTATTGACATCGGAGTTCTTGGTCAAGGTAGTAGTGAGTCCTACAAGGAACTTTTAGGATTTATGAAGAATAAGGATTTTGTATCGTGTCGTAAGTGGGTGGTACAGAATCTAGATCTTAATACATCTGATTTTTATAAACGTTTATATACTGAACTATATACATCTCTTAAGAATCCTTCGGTACCACAGGCTATTCTGATTATTGCTGAATACCAATATAAGTCTGCATTTGCAGCAGACCAAGAAATTAACACCATGGCATTGATTGTTCAACTTATGATGGACTGTGAGTTTAACTGATGCAACTAAAAGACTTTTTATCTAGTATAAACCATGACAAGAAACCTCTTCTCGATACAGATGAGG